TGTTCGTTTGCTATCTCTTTAGGTTTAGATACGATTAACATATTATTAATTAATGTTTCATCTATTTTTAATAGTAAAGGATTTAATGGTTTAGATTGTGATGTAGTTACCACTGTTGCTTGAAAGGCTTGATTTAATATAACTTGACCAACATCTGATTCTACAGAAATTTCTCCTACAAAACAATAACCATTTTTATCACAAGATGGTAATAAAATAATTGTTGAACCACCAATCTCATCTATAGTCATTGAAAAATCTGTTCCTCTTACACCAATGGTTGCCGTTGGTGTTTCTATCTTAACATTTTGTTGACTATTTTTTGCTATCTGACCTGATGCATAACGAACAGTACCTGCTGTTGCTTTGATAGATAGTTTGCCTGTTTTATTACTTGCGTCAAAAACAAATTCATCTATTAATAATTTAGAGTGTGCTGTAACATCAACTCGTGTGTCATCTACAAACTGTATGGCAGTTTTACCTTGGCCGGTTTTAACAGTATCATAAGATAAAATTTCTAATTGTTTTTTAGAATCAACTTCGCCGCCGGCCTTTCTTTGTACTTTAGTATTTCCTTCTTGTAGTATAACTTCACCTATTCCAGCGTAAACACTTTTGCTGAATAGAAACATAATTAAACATAATATTATTTTCATAAAGATTTATTAATCTTCTTGTACGATTGTAACTGATGGATTATTACCTGAAGTCGTTAAACTAATTGTTTTGTTTTCAAGACCTTCTTGTGTAATATTAAAAGTTCCACCTGTACCAGTATGACTAAGTGTTAATTTATGTTCACCTACTCCTGAGCCTTCCATAGTATTTGTAATTGTATTTGTTGAGCCAGTTATAGTTAAAGTTTGTTCAGCATTTGGACTATCAATCGTAGATGTAATAGTGTTACTATCACCAGTTACGTTTTTAATAACAGTTGTTCCAGTAGAATCATCATTCTCACCAATGCTTAAACTTACAGTGTTTGAATTGCCAGATAAATTTATTGTTGCTGTTACTGTATCACAACCTGATGATGAGTTACCACTGTCACATAAAAATGTTACAGTATTACTATTACCACTAGCATCAAAACTACCTGTATAATTATTACCATTTACTTCAAAAGTTAACTCGTTTGTATTACCATTTTGAACAATTGTAAAATCAGTTCCGGCACCTGTTAATGAAGATGGTAAATTTAATGTACCAATCGTGTTACCTGTGCCTGACTGTGTTATATCTAATACTAAATTGTTACCTGATTGAGTAACATATATATCGTTAGCCCATACTGGACTTGACAACATCAGAAACATAATGAGTTTAGTTGATGTTTTCATCTATTTTTTCTTTGCTTTCTTCTTTGTTAATTTTTTTTGTTTTCCATAGACCTTTTCTTTCGCCTTCTTTAATCATTTCTAACACACCAAATTCTATGGCCGTTCTAGTTGCATAATTTACTGGTTCATTTACAGCGGCACCTTGTTCTATTTCCAATGCCTTTGTACCCATATCTAAAAACTTAAACACATCTACACCTGACTTATAACTAGCAATAGTCTTAGATGATGATAAAGATATTAAAATTTCTCCTGTTTGTACTGAAATCAATCGTATAGATATTGTTACTTGATCCATACGATATTCTTCGTGTACTCCTATACCAAAATATCTAGCTCCTTCTCCACCTGATGAAAAGTTAGTGTCATAACCTACTACACCACCTTCAATAATTAATCCAGCAAATACAATAGGTTTTAATATGTTCATATTATTTTTTTCACCATCATATTGTTCTCTTGTATTTTTAATCAATTGTCTTTCTTTCACAAGGTTATCTAAACCCGCTCTTTCAACAACCTTAAACCATTTACCATCACTTACATTTTTCAATGCTTGTATTAACCAAACTTCTGAACCTTGAGTAACTGCTGTACTTAAATTAGAAAAGTTAGCATTAGGTTTTCTTTGGCCTGTTCTATCAGGAAAACTGTACACAGCAATTGTCATAATAGGTTGATCTAGTAAAGGATATTCTAATAACATTTTAGTAGTAGGTGTTCCTTCTACATATGGTAAATCGCCATAGTAAGGTTGATTCCTATAAAATGTAGCACAAGATTGTAACATCAGTGCCATAGATATTATACTAATAATTTTTAACATTTATTCCTAATTAAAAAGCAAAACTTCCAATAGGTACAGTTAAATTAGTTGTTGTGCCGTCAGCGCCTGTAACCGTAATAGAAATTGTATTTGCTGCTGTATCTTTAATCCAATATAATGTAGAACCTTCTACTGTAGCTGTACCAGAATTAGCGGCACCTGCTTCAGTACTAAACATATTATCAACTAACTGTTTAGATAAATTGGCATATATTCTACTCTCAACGTTAGTAAGAAATTTATTAATTGTTTTATTGGCTTCTTCTCTTTTAGCGGCCGCTTCATCAGCTGCTTTTTTTTCTCTATTTTCTTTTTCTCTATTGTGTTGTAATTGTTCAATAGACAATACGTGACTACTGTAACCTTGACCACTAAAGGCAGGGTTTTTAAAGTTGTGATTTAGTTCAGAAGAAATGCTAATAGTTATCAAATAACCATAACTAAAAGTGGCTACTAGCACTAATTTTAATAGTGCTTTCATACTCTATATTTATATAAATTGATTGATTTATTTGTCTTTTTTATTCTTTTCTTGCTCTTCTTGGTACTCTAGTATAAGATTTAACTTTGTGTTTAATCTGATAAGGTCATTATCTAGCATTCTTATTCTGTCAACTAATGCTATGAGTGTCTTACTGGTCTCACTTGTCACAGGTTTAATTTCTATAGTTACCCATTTCCAAACAAAGTATATAAAATATCCCATACCAAATGCAGCAACAATTGGAAAGCCATACTGATTAATCATCTTTACTAAATCCATATTAATCCTTTCTTGCGTCCTCTTTACCGTTTGCACGGCCAATTCTATCTACGTCTGGTTTAATTCTTAATGTCGCACTTACTAATGTATCAATTCGTATTACATCAGCATTCATAGTTTTAACTCTATTATCTAATGCTTCAATTATACCACTTAGTTTTTTTACATCACCTGTAACTGATGCTAGAATAAATTTTAATGTGAGAAATACAAAGAAGCCACCAGCACAAGCGGCCGCTATTGGAAACCCTACTTCTAATGCTAGTTTAAGAAAGTCCATAATAAATTAGTTCTTTACTTTTTTGAAAATGCTCTATTACCAAACCAGAAAGCAACAACGGCAGAAAATAATCCTGCAGTTTCATCGTCCCATAGTTTTGGTATTGATTCTACAAAACCTACTCCTGATCTCATATATGCAACTAAAGCACAAACTTTAATTGTAACAAATAAGATAAAAAATATATATGTAACAACAGGTCGAACAGATGATCTCATAGCATCAATAAACGCACCGCCCTTTAATGAGGCATCGTGAGCGTATAGTCCAGCTACTTCAGCAGCTTTAGCTTTTGCTTCTTCTACTTCGACCTGTGCTTGTACTTGTTTAATGTTAAGTTCTATACCTCTAGCTTGAAGTTCTGCTCTTAGTTTTAATTCTTCTAAGTCAGCCGCTCTTTTAGATTTCTCTTTAAAAAAATCAAAGATCGATGGTATAATTGATGTACCAAATCCTAATAATGTACCTAATAAACTTAACATTATACTCCTTTATTTTTTAAATCTTCCAATAATACTATTTATGATCTCTTTTACTTTAGTTATCACTGTGTCCACTATAGCTGGTTTTGGAATTGACCAACCAATCACTACACCAATCAGGATTAAGATTAATATTTTAATCATCTTTTTTGTCTCCTTCTTTTTTTTTGTTTTTTTTATTTTGTAAGTTTTTAGAAGCAGTTACAGCTTGTGTTCCTCTACTGTCTCTACTACCGTCATTTTTAGGGGCAGTATCTCCTAAATCATAAGAAGGGTGAAAGGAATCTAAACTTCCTATTGAAAACCCACCTACACCTACAAAGTTAGCGTCATCATACTCTTTCAAGTAATCCTTCGCAAACTCTTTAAAACTCTTAAACGTTCTTTTTTTATCTGACATATTATTTACAATTACATTGTTTAAACCAAGGACCTAAATGTGCTAATCCCATTAATATCCACATATAAAACATTTCTGAAAAATGCGAATGATTATGACCTTGATTGTTATGATGACATATAGTTTCTGAACAATTTAAATAATAACTTATGGCTGCTGCTACAAAAAATATTGGTGTCCAAATTTTGTTATAATGTTTAATCATTTATTTTATACCTTTGTTTAAATGTTTTACGTGGTTTTTTATCTTCTGTTATTATTACACCTGGAATACCTACTGTGCCTGTGTTTGAAAAATCTATTAATGTATCTACTTTATCTAAGCCATCTAGTACTTGTTTTAATACAATGTTATTATTATCAAATTTTTCTTTTATATTTCTTTTTAACATACCCATTACTATAGTTTTTTTCTTTTTCTTGTTAATGCCAGGCTCACCAGCAGGTCCAACTCCTACACCTGCAATATTACCACCACCTACATTATTTACAGGTGCATCTTCTTGTACTAATATTCCCTTGTCATCTACTTTATACCCTGACGGTATTGGTTTACATTTTTGATCAGTATTGCAATAATACTCACCAGTCTTACAAGTCTGATTAACTTCTCTAAAATTTTTAAACGTTTTCATATTCAGATATTAATTCTCCGTTTTTCTCATATATATCTATTCCAAAACAAGTCATATAAGGTTGTTTATTACTTTCTTTTATCTCTCTTACTGTACTAAACATTTCTTCATAATAATTTATTTGTTTTAAATATGTTATAACAGAACTTTCAATTAATGGTTTGTACTGTATCAATTCTTTGTTTTCTTTTAATACAAAAGCTAATGCAGTTGCAAAAGAACCTACAGAACTACTTACACCAAATTTTTGTAAAGTTCTTTTTAAATTAAAAACAAATCTATGTAATACAGTATAAGAATCTTTTTCTGCTTCTGTATTTAATTTATTTGCTTTTCTCAAAACTTTTCCATTTTTATCTATAATACCAAATTTAAAAGCCTCTTGGTCTTTAAAATCAGTTGACAATAGTTTTACTATTCTATAAGTAATTAATAAATCTACTAATCTATTTGCCATTATAGTCCTTTTAATATTTCAAAAACTTTTATATCTGCATCCACTTGTTGTAGTTCGTGTGGATACAAATAGTTTAAATAATCTAAAACAGATTTCAAAGCAGGCCAAAATCGTACATCTAATTTATATAACAATAATGTAACAGCTGCTTCTACACCAAAAACATTTTGCAACACTATAATATGATTTACGACTAATCTAATATTTAAATCGCCAGTAAATACATACTTACGAAACAATCGTTTTAGATATTTAAATCTCTTTAAATCTTCGTAAAACTCTTTTTCTTTTTCAAGTGTTGGGTTATCATAATGATGTTGTGCAAACAATAACCAATTTTCTTTGGTAATCTGTTTAAACATTGTTAATCTTTAGATTAACTTTGCGTAAACCTTTGATGTATTATTACTTAATTTTTCAAAGTTAAACTCTAGTTTTAATCCACCAGTTTTTCTGTGGCTAATACCATCGTCATTAATTACATCTTCAGGTTTTGTATCAACATCTTTTCCAAATCTGCCACCAAATTGTTTAAGATCAACTGTTACAGAACCTTTGTCACCTTCTAGTATAACGTTACCAAAAGATAATCCGATTCTTGCTAGTTTTTCTTTTAACTCATTGATTGCGTGAGATGGATTGATATACTCACGGTCTGCAATAGAACCCACAAAAGCATTAACTTGTTTTAATACCTCTGGGTTTTCTATATTATGAGCGCCAATACGACTATCTTCAATGGAATTTTGATCCATAGTACCAACGCCTTGAGCATCACCCGCATAGTTATTTTCTTTAATATGTTGTTTAAAACTTCTCATATTTTTTTCCTTGTTGTTTTCATTAAATAAAATATCTTCTTCAAATTGTTCTAAATCTTCATTTTTAATATAAGACTTAAATCTTTTCATTATTCTTTACTCATTTTAATAAGTTTATCTACTTGTTGAATAGCTCCGTGAACAGCATTTAAATTACTTTTCAACGTTCCTAAATCAACTTCGTATTGTTTAATTTTTTCTGAAAGTGTATCAAAATCTTTTTTTAATAATGTTCTTTCAGATAATAAAATTGTTTCATCAATAATCATATTTTAACTCCTAATTAAGCTGATACAGTATATGCATTACCACCTAAGATATTCCATTTAGATGATTTGTATAATAATGTAACTGTTCTTCCGGGTGCACTCAATAACACTTTTGTATTACCAGTTCCTAGATTAGGATTTGTAACAGTAATTTGTACAGTGTTTGTACCGCCTGTAGAATTGTTAATAATAGTTTTAACTTGTCCATCAGTACCTGCTGCTAGTGTTCCTAAAGCATTTGCTGATGTAGCATTAATTGTTGTAATTGCTGTTGTTACATTTACTACCGATACTGTAGAACCGTCGCCAGTGATAGATTGAACTGTTTGTTTTAATCCAATCCAAGTAGGAATGTTATTAAAAATATTTTGAGTTGATATTTTTTTATTGATTGGTGTACCAGATGGATCATCAACTATGTTAAATAAATCCTCTGATGCTATTGCTGTACCTAAATCGGTAAGCGCCGTAATTTTCTTATCTGCCATTTTTCATCTCCTATTAACCCTTTCGGGAATGCTACTCTAGGTAATACCTAGATCACTTTGTTTATATATTTATAAGGGCGGACTAGCCGCCCCTATATTTACTTTATTACGTATTACTTGTTAAACAAACTAATGTTTCACCAGTAACTCTTCCTGATCTTCCACCCGAACCAGTTGTTTTTAAAACCCAACCTTGGTGTGAACCTGCAGGAAATTCGCCTGCTGCATAGTTAAATAATCCTCTAGTAATACCAGTGATTAAATTACTCGCTGTAGCGTTATTAAATAATTTACCAGAACCTGCTGGTCCCATATTTGCACTTGTAGGTGCTTTATTTACTGACGCCAGAGCCCATAAAGGTGCTGCTGTATATGCGTCTGCTTTTCCCCAACTTGCCATTTTATTCTCTCCTTAATTAATTGTTAAGTACTCAATTTGTTGATGTATGTTATTATTTATAAGAAATACTATTTGAAACCTAATGATTTTAACTGTGATATTGTACTGGCCGCACTGATATGATGTATTCCTATACCACCACGAGCTTTGAATTGATTGATATTTTTTATATAATCGTCTATTAATAAAGTAGGTTCGCCATTTAATTTAGCAAAGTTTTGTTTCTCTCGTCTTTTAACTAGATTAATTCTATTTGTAGGCAATCCTAAATTTGATTGTGCCCAAAATCTTTTACCTGGAATACAATTTGGATCTGTTGCGTGTTCTACGTATGCTGATAATATATGTGGGGAATAATTATTAATGTATGACCATAACTGTTGGCCACCTTGCTGCCAAGGTAATGTATACCAAAATCTTTTATTATCTATGATTGGTTTCCACTTATCATCACTATCTTGGTTCTCCATCCATTTATCTAAAGACATACCTGTTGTTTTTATAGCTGCTGATTTAAAATCGCACAGCACACCATCCATATCACAGTATATTCTTGGTAACTTTTCCATTTACGTTTAAATGAATTTTAATAGAGTATTAATAGCTGATTCTAATTTGACTTTGATTTCTAATTCTTCAGCTTGTAGATTAAGTTTATCTGTATTTTTTAGATCGTTTAATAATTCAGTATATTCATCAGCACTTAACTGACCAGATTTATATTCTTCTGTAAATTTAATTGCTAATTGTGCTTTCTTTGCAGCCCAATCACTTGATGTTAATAGTTCTTTTAATTGTTCCATTAGTTTCTACCTTGTAATGCTTTTGATATTATATGTGATTGTTCTATTAATAAAGTTTTTTTGTTTTCGCAATAACTATTACTTATAGATTTTTTTTCTGTTCTTGTAATCATATCTTGTAATGTTTGATTGTAAACGTTAGCCATATTAAAGATGTCATCTGTTTTTTTACTTTCGCTATATATAATAAGCCATTCAACTCTTTCATCTAAAGAATCTAAATGTTTTTTCAAAACAGTTATTTCTGTTTTACAATTTATTCTTTTTGATTTTTGTTGAATGTCTGTTATAGCAGCAGATTGATTTACGTCCCAAGCGCTAGGCATTAATGCTGATATACCAGCAAGAGCTAAACAACCATTTAAAGAAACAGCCAAAAATAAGTATAATATAATTTTTTTCATTTAACCTTTAACCTTAGGATCTACGTCAATTTTAGTTATTGGTTTGTCTGTTAAAGTTCTTTTAGAATTAACTTCTTTATCTTGTTCTTTTTTTAAAGACTTTTTCATAGACTTATAATTTTTCTTTGCTTCATTTACTGATTCTTGTTTTGTTTCAGCATTTCTTTTTTGCATTAAATCTTGTAATCTTAATTTTGCTGTTGCAAGATCAGATTTGATTATTGCTTCTTTAGTTTTACTTTCAGGTTTAGATTTATCTAATTTTTGTAAATTAACTTGTAATCTTGATATCTTATCATTTAGATTTGTTAATCTATCTGGACCTGCGGCTTCTTCAACATTTTCTACTTCTTCTGTTTTAGTAGCTGACAATCTTTTCTTTACATCAATTACTGACATTTGAGTTTGTTTTATTTGTTTTTCAACATCAGTTGTGTCTCCACCAGCGTTTGCATTTTTTCTATCCCTTAGTTGAGATAATCTTGTAGATAGTCTTTCTAATTCTTTTTTGTTAGTATCAATCTCTTTCATTCCACCTTCTTTGATTTCAACTTCTTCCTTTGGTACACAGTTAGGAACATCTTTACCATTTTTCTTTTTCATTCCAACCATTTTATAATCTTTCCAGCAAGGATCGTCTTTCATTTTTACTTCTTCATTTTTATCTTTTTTCTCTATAGCCTTTTGAAGTGCTGGTGGTAATTTTTTTTGTGCCGCTGTTAATTCTTCTTCTTTTACTTTTTTAGCAATATCGTGTGCTTTAGTTATTGTAGATTTTTTTAACGGAGGTGTATCGCCTGTTGATTTCATAGCTGCTGCCATACCGATAGCATATGGATTATTTGCTTGTTCAGGTACAAAACTTTCAGCTTCAACATAACCTTTTGCTTTATAATCTGCTAATTTTTCTTTTGGTATTCTGATTACTTTTTCTTTATTACCTGGTGCAGCTACTAAAGTTGTTTTTGAATCTTCTGGTTTAGACGGTTCAGTCGCTTCATTCTTAGCATTGTGCATTTTATCTATCTTATTAAAAAATGCTTTCTTTTCATCAGGTGTCATTGAACCAATACCTTTACCTGTTTTTTCTAATTCTTTTTTAAATATGGCCTGGTAATCATCACTTAATCTTTTGATAGTTTCTGATATACTGCCCGGTTTAATTTCTAAATATCTTGTCATTACTTTTTCTCCTTTAATTTTTTGAAAGCTTTTTCTACTGTTGCTTTAGCGCCTTTATATGCTTCTTTTACTGGTTGTTTTTCTACTTTAGATAATTGATCGTAGTAATCTGGTCTTTCATCTATATGAGCAAGTGCTATTTTTTCTGCTGTCTTTTCATCTTTGGTATGTTCTTTTTCTACTTGAATACCTTTTTCTAATTGTTTCTTTAATACTTCAACATCTACTTTATGTTTCTTAGCACTATCTTCTAAACTAGGAACTGGTTTTAATTCTACTTCTTCATCTACATATTTGATAGGCCTATATCCTTTTCTGTCTAAATCGGTTATAAATTTATTTTTTTCTTCCTTGTTTTTAAAAATTTCTACATCAAAAAAATCACTTCCATCATTATGTTTTTTAATTCCATCGTGAAAACTAACAACATATTTTGCTGTACCTACATTACTCATTTCTTTATATCGTTTAGCACCTTCTTCTAAATCTATTTCTTCTGTTGCTTTATGTATAACATCTTCACCATCTTTTTTAGCTAACATAACAGTTATGCCTGTTGTATTATTTAATCCAAATTTTTCTGAAGCCTTTTTAGCTGCTTCGTAAGATGAGTTTGCTGTTACACTTGTTTTTCCTTTTTTAGTGTGTACGGCAACATAATCATTTTCTTCAGCCATACCTTCTAAACCTGGTACTTTAACACTTGTTATTTTAACTGGCGATTTTCTTACTCTTAATATTGAACCAGCTCCAGTTGAAGCAAATGGTATATTTTGTTTTTGTAATTTTTCTAAATCAGCATCTTGTAGTTTAAACAATATATTTTTTAATTGTTGATACTGTGCTGTAGTAATTGTTTTACCTTTTAATGGTTCGTATTCTTTTTTAAGAGCGGCAAGCATAGCATCTGTAAATTCTTTTAATTCTATCTGTTCGCCTAAAACTTTTTTAACTAATGCTGGATTTAGTTTTAATTCTTTTGCTATATCTTCTGTTGACTTACCATCTTGTTGCATTTGATAAATTTTTTCAAAAGTAGATTCTGTTAAATCAGAAGATTCTTTAATAGTTTCTTCTGTTACTTTTTCATTTTTACTAGAAAGATAATTGCCTACAGTAGAGATGTAATCAGTTGCTAAAGTAACTTTAGATTGAACCCAAGCTGGTAATTGTTTTTCATAATCGTTACCAACGTAAGCACGAAGCATCTCAATACCTCGTTCTAATTCTTCTAGTTGATTTAATATCATACTGCCTTCATCATCTAACATATTACCCATAGCAATTGCAATGTGATTTTCTTTTACTTGGCTGTACGCTTTTTTTGATTCTTTTATAAAACTCATATTATTTCTTAGCGTAATCTTTGAAAGATAACATCTTACCTTTAACTTCGTCTATTTTAGACTTATAATTATCGCCGTACCTTTCTCTATATTTATCTATTGTAGCATTTGAATTAGCCCATTCTTCTATATCCTGGGTAGTTATTTGTTTTAAATTATCATCAGGTTTACTTGGTTTATAAGATGTACCTTTATAATTAGGGTCATAACCCGGTTCGCCAGGTGTTGTTTTAGATGTGTGTTGAGCATAATCGTGACCTATATCATATGCTTCTTTTTTAGTATCAGTCATTTTAATTAATTCCTTTTTTAATTCACCAAACATTTTTTTCTTTTTTTCTTGTATTAGTTTAGGTTCTTCTTTGATTTCTGAAACGGCTTTAAATCCGTAATCTACGTCTAAGTTATATTCTCTTACTGCAACTTCTTTATTAGCTGAAACTGGTATACAATCCCAAATCCAAGATTTGTGTAAACTATTATTCGTATCTTCTAATACAATATAATTTGTTCCTCGTCTTATTACTTTTCCAATTATATTTAATTTGGTGTTATTCACTTGTTCTCCAATATTAAATATTACTTCTCTAATGTATAAATCTCTTACTTGTTTAGCTTCAAATTCTTGTAACGTTTTTATTTTATTTTCTTGTGGTTCGAAATTAGAAGCTAAACTAACTGATAATCCCATACCTTTTCTTACATCAAAAAATAATTCGTTCTTTTGTTTTTCAGATAAATTACCTGGAACTCCTCTTTTGAAATTTTTTAAATCTCCTCTTTTTGCATAGTCTCTTAATTTACTTGCACTCATTCCAGTTACGCCTTCTTCATCTGGATCTCTTTCGCCAGCAGATACTACATCAATCTTTTTAAAATTATAATATCCGTGTCTATTTTTTTCATCATTATATTTGTTTAATATAGATTTAAATTCTCCTACTCTATCACTTCCTACAACCATAGTTATTGATGTGTAACCCATACTATAAATTTTTGTTGCTAATTCTAATACCATATTTGTTGGCATTACTAATATGTGACTAGCATAATTTTTAAATATCATTTGCATCCATTTTAATTTGTCTGATGGTGATAATGGATTTTTAACTGCGTCTTGTGATCTACTTATAAAGATTTTATAATCTGAACCTTGACTTGCAACTGTTCTTATAAGTTTCTCGTGGCCTATTGTTGGTGGATTAAATCTACCAAAAGTAAATGCGAAAGATTTATTTACTCCTTCTGTTATAGGTTTATCACCGTGCATTGTTATTGGTTCCATGCCTAATTTTTTTCTATAAACATTCAATTGTTTTATAATTTCTTTTTGTATAATAGAACCAGGCATAGCTTTCATTGCTCTACCTGTTAATTTGTACATCATTACTCTATCATCTTCTTTATCTTCGGTTTTTATAGAACGTATTTCTGCATCTGTTACTTGTCCATCTTCTAATATATCTTTTAATTCTTTATAGAAAGTTAAGTAATGATATTTCTCTAACATCTTATATACAACATTTTTAGGTAATTGATTTTTTCTACCAAATGTTTTTATTTCTTCTGGTGTCATATCAGTAGCAAAAGCATCAGCTCTATCTTTTAATACTGTGTTACCAATATCAACTAATTGTTTAATACCATTTTCTATTTCATCTAACTTTTCATTTATTAATTCTTGTAAATTTAATATGTCATCTGGATTTAATTCTTTTAATTCTTTATAGTCTATAAGGTCTCGTTTTAATTCGCCTTGAACTACATCAATCTCTTTAACTCTTTTTTCAAAATCAGCGGCATAACGTTTTGCATCAAACTTAAATTCTTTTGCTTTTCTTATAAATGTATTGTTCTTAATATCAAATACAGCATCTGCCATTTTATCGTTTGTTTCTTTTACATTTGGATCTGTAATGATATAATAGTTAATTGGGTGTTTAGTTCCTGGTACTAATGTTCCATTAATATTTCTTAATGACTTGGCCAATTCTTTTCTTATCACATCTCTATCTGGTAATGGTACATCAAACAAAACATTTATATCTAAATCAGCATCATCTCTATAATTTTTTGTAAGTATAGAACCCACTAAACTATATTTTAATACTGGTCTTATATCATTAAATTGTTTAATTTGATTTTCAATAATATCTAATACTATTTGTTTTAATTTTGGATTATCTGTATCAGCATTATCAAATACACCTTTAGCATATGTACGTCTAGGTATATCTATTACTGCTTCTTTAATTAATCTAAACATCTTTTCTTCTCGCTATTCTTTCTTTTGCCATCCATCTTTTAGCAATATAACTTTTAATTGGCGTATTTAAATATCTTCTTACAATGTTATTTACTTTGTTCATAGTCATTGTAACTAATTCTTGTTCTGATTTGCTGTTATCTACTACTATAAAATTTTGTAAACCAAAAAAGTTTTGAAATTTACCAATATTGTTTTGCACTCCTTGCCAAGATGTTCTTGTAATATATTCAGGTACTGTTCTTTCTCTTTTAGCATTTCTTTCTAATGCAACTTCTAAACTCGTATTTACAAATATCATATAACAATCGTAACCTAATTGTTTTAATTGGCTTGCTTGATTGTGTATTACATTATAATCTCTACCTGTTGAATCTACTACTAAACCTAATCTGCCTTGTACATAAAGAGATGCTTGATTTTCTGCTCTTGCCTTTGCTTGTGTTCTTAACATATCTCTAAAATATTGTTCTTCGTCAGGTAATGTTAATGATAGGCCTGCATTTTTTAAACTTCTTTCAAAGAATGTATCTGAATTTACAAACTTCAATCCTGTACCTGTAAATACGTTTCTACTCACAAAAGATTTACCTGAACCTGGCCCACCTGCTAAAAAGAAAGCCTTAAAGATACCTGGATCGTATAAGCCTTCTGAAAGTATTTGTTCAAACGATTTCATATTAATTTGTTAGGTCGTAAAAACCTAAAGCTCCAATTCCGTTATTTGTTCCTGATAATGTTCTAGCACACAAAGTATAAATGTCGCTTACGCCGGCTAACGTTCTTCCTATTTGTGTATCTAAATTATATCTGCCTGTATCATTTATTGATGTCTGTGATTGATTTGTAGATATAGAATAAAATTGTTTAACTATGTTGGTATTGCTAAATGTAACTGATGAAGCATCAGTGTCAAATTCTACGTTTGTAAAAAGTGAAGTATTCCAATTAGGTGTTCCTCCTAAAGTTCCATTTTTGAGTAAAATTATTTCATATTCGGAACTACCAGTTGCTGCTATACCTAAAAAATTTAATGTACTAGGTAATATTATTGCATCTAAAGAAGTGCTTTTTAATCTTATAGAAACTAAAGGTAAAAAAGTTGTACTTATATTTGTTTTAATTGTTGATCTTCTAGCAAAATGTTCTTTTGCAACTTTTTGATATCCTTCTTCACTAATAACAGTTGAACAAATTTGTTTTAATGTGCTGTTAGAATCTGTTGCTGATGTATTTGTAATTTCGTAACGTATAGGTAATGATGCTGTTTTTATGTATGTTGTTGTTTCAATATTAGCGTGATGAAATGCGTGTGCAGGCACAAATTGCCCATTTATTACAAATCCACATCTTACAGTACCTACACCTAACCACTCAAAATCCATCCACATTATTTGAGCTTTAGTTAAATCAAGTGTAATTCCACTTTCACCTGTACCATCTAATGAATCTATATTCCAATTTGTTTGTAATATTCTTGTAGTAACATTACCTCCGGTAACGGAACTTCTTTTTACAAAATAAACACTATTGTTTTCTTGTTCTAAATATATTCCATCTGTGGTGGTCATATAACCAACTCGTTGTCTTAAATAAGTTTTAGGTGAATTAAAACAAAAAGTATTCAGTACTAATAAAGATTTTCCTGGTTGATATGAAAAACATCTTTTAGTTTCCCTTACAATTTCATCACCTGATTGTGTGCCAATTATTAAATTAACTGAACTATCATTTACATTGTGAGATACTGCTACCGCACCTGAACCTGTTGTTGATGATGACCATTTGTCATTTAAACTATAAACATTTGAACTGTCAAACAAAGTAAAAGCACTAGAAATTCTTAGACGGCCAAAAGCATCACTAGACGCTGAGGCTATATCTGTTGAACCTATAGCGTTAGATATTGTAACAGGAAATGGATTATATTTTGTAACTATTTCTCCATTTTTATTAGCAATCATTGGAACTTCAAAGACAGTTTTATCGTGTCCTGTAGGTCCAAATACTTGTTGATCTTTTCTAAAATTTGCCATCTAACAATTCCATTTTCTTAATGCCAATGCCTTACGAGTTGGTCTACCTTTTTCGTCTTTCATTGGGCCTGGATTACCAGACATACGAGCACAGAATGACTTACGTCTATTATATGCCTTACTGCCTTTTTTTAATTCAGATGGTTTTTTTGTTACAGGTGCTTTTAGATTACTGCCATCTTTACGATTAAAATAATCTCTACCTTTTTGTGTTAAACCTCCTGTAGAACTTTTAAGTCCTTTTTTATCTACAGCAGCTTCGTTTATAAATTCTTTAAATGTTTTCATATTATCCTTTTACCCAGTCACGTGCTACATTAAAATTAGCACGACTAAATTCTAATCTATCTACAAGTTTAACTGCCCCTCTTACTCTATCAACAGCAACATATCCTTCTGGATTTGTAACTCTATATCCATCAGGTGTTCTCATAAAATGCCCTATTGATTGTATTTGATTTAACTTACGTATTAAAAAGTTTTTTGCTCTTTGTAATGATATCCAACTTGCGATTGTATAATAAATTCCATTTTTGTTTTTATCTATAAAATTTAAACCATTATCTCTTATTGTTCTGTATTTATTTTTTGTTTCTTCTTTAGATACTGCATCAACTTCTTGTTGTAACATATTTGAATAATATGATCTAAATGATTCTACTAATTCTTTTACTCTAGCCATATCTCCTTGCGAATTACGTATATAAAAATTAAAGAATGATTTTAGTTTATATCCTACAGCTAAAGGATCAGATGTGTTGAAGTCGTTTAGAACTGGTTGTGCTTTTTGTAATGAACCTTCAGCCATAGAAAGAATACTATCAAATTGTACTTGTTCTGTTTTACTAAATGTTGCTGAACCTGAAGCGTCTTTATAAGTGGCGTCTGTAACAAACACTGATGCTAATTTTGGAAATCCTTTTATAGAACCAAAGCCTCCTTTTAAATTTTTTAAATTGCTTCCGTGATATACTGTATGAAATACTATACCAATTCTAGCTTTAGATATTCTTCTACCTAAATCACTATTTACTGGTACTGCATATGTAATTGTATTTGGTGTAAATGTAAGATAATCTTGTTCGTCTATATTAACTGTTTTTACATCGCCAGGAGTAAATAATAAATCTCCTTGTAGAATTCCTGTAATACCTAGTTTAGATAATTCTCTTAAACATACTATTAATTTTTGTGCTAAAACTCCATCGTGATTTTTCATTATATCACCTGTAGAGTAATTGACTTTTGGAGTTACATTAAATACTGATTTCGTACCAACAAAGAATTTTCCGTTCTCGGGATTAATGCCACAGATAACAGCAGGCGCACCGTCCCATTTTACTGTTACGTTTAATCGGCCACCTGTATGACCTGTCAGCATTTTTTTGATTGACTTTAGAAAGTTAACGGCATCTTTACCGCCTTTTGAACCTCTATCTATAATAGAATCTTCTAAGTGTTCTAAATGTGTATTAGTACCTTTAGTAACGAATCCTTTAAAACTAAACATTTTCCTCTCATATTTCCCATAAATAAAATCAAATTACCCATACACTATATCAATTAGTACTATTTATACATACATTATTTTGCAAGTACAAACTTACCAGACAGTTGTGTTCTGGCTGTAGTGTACAGGTATACTAATTTACAAAACTGTGTTGTTTTTTCATTCTTTTGATTATACCAATTCTTTAATATGGGATTGACTGCGTTAGTTATAGTCATTGCACTTAGTTGTGCTCTTTTATAATCAAATATATCGTATTCATATTTTTTATTTTTTAAAATTACAATTTCTTTTTTAAACTGTTGTTCTGCTATATTAAATGTTTTTAATAATTTTTCTGCTGTTGTTTTATCTACAAAAGACATTAATTCGCAAAACATTTTCATACTACCTATAGAACCCCCCCTAGAATCTTTATCTATAACAGCTTCGATTTTATAAGAAGGTGTTGATGGGTCGTGTCTCATTTTTATTTTACCTCCATTAGATAAATTAACTGTTATGTCTCTTGTTTCTCCTTTTGTAGGATATTTAACTATCTTATATGGTTTCCAATCATTTACACTTGAAATTTTTATATCTTTAATTGCTTCTAATTCTTTTTTTCTATCAAAGTTTATTCTTTCTATTTTAACTGTTCCTGTTGCTAACTTTAAAGACAGTGGTAATAAATCTCCAGAATCTATTAAAGAATTTGTTATACTATTTAAGTTTATAAAACTATATGATGATTGATTCGATTCTGCTTTGTTTAATTCTTTTTTAAGTTCAGTTTTAGCCTTATCACTTGCAAAATATATATCTGCTGGATTCCATTTATTAATATCTCCAAATTTAAGTTGTTGTTTAATTGTTATAGGAGCTTTATTTGCAATTTTAAATATAGAAGAAATAGTACCCATTATATCATTATCACCTCTAAAGTAAAAAATATTTTGATATCCTGGTGCTTTAATTTTAAAATCATTATCTATAAATGATATTTGATTTACTAATGCAACAGCAATATTTACTGAGGATATATACCAAGGATTATTTTTACTTAAAAAATCATCTATCTCTTTAGAAGAAGCTGCTGGTGTAGAGATTCTGGAATGTGCAGAAGATATTATTTTATTATATTTTAATTTAAAATCTTCATACGTATTAAATTTTTTAATATCTAATACTTTGTTTGATTCTGTTATTCCTAATTGATCTGCTATTGCACAAAATAATGCTTGAGAACTTTCTTGTAGTGCTGTTTTATCGGCCATTTATATATTTATAAATGACTACTTAATATTATCACAAAGAAATTTAGGTATACCACCATTTGGTTGCCATTGACGATTGGCATTTTGAAAGTCTACCAGTTGAGATATATCTTCTTCAAAGAAAGATTGTCTAACAATTGTGCCTGTTGGTTGTTCAACTGCCTGCCAATAGATGTCACCTTTTTTCTTAACCATTATTTTTTCATATGACAATTGTTCACCTAGATGACCAGGTCTCCTATCGTTTCTATGAAATCTTACTTTTTGTTTTTTCATATTTTAAAATCTGAAAATTTATCGTAACTTGTTTTTATTGGTATTTGTTTTTGGTTACTATCTACAATGTTCTGTGCATTATTAGATACATCATACAATCTCATCTTAGCTCTATCTACACCCACAATAAAGGCACGATTAATACTAGGGTCATTATATCTATTTTTCAACTGTTTAATTTTCATTTGACCTAGAGCTTCTAATTCTTCATTTGATATTAAAGCAAACATAAAGTCTGCAGTTGCTGGAAGACCAAACGATTCAGAAGTATCTTCTAAACCAATATCTGTACTTACAAAACCTGTTCTTGTTGTTTGTGTTGCACTAAAGATTGGTACATTAAACTCTACTGCAAGACCTCGTAGTTCTTCGGCTATTGCCTTAATGAAGAAGTACGAAGATATATTTCCACCTTTAAATCTACTTGAAGAACAAATATTTAGATAATCAATAAAGATTACGTTTGGTCTAAATGATTTCTTTAAAGCAAGTTCATTCAACAATGCTCTAAAATGACCAGCGTGTGCTGATGCTGTAGGATATTCTTTTATAATTAATTTACCAGCAGTCTTGTTTCTAATCTTTGTAATCTTATCATCATATAATTGTCTAGGCATTGAATGTAAATCGTCCATAGTTACATCTAATAGATTGGCATCTATACGTTCTGCGATACGTTCTTCTGCCATTTCCATTGTAATGTATAATACGTTTAGACCTTGTGTAAGAAAGGCACTGGCACAATGACACATAAACAAAGATTTACCTACACCCGTACCTGCAAGAGCAATGTTTAAAGTCTTAGGTGGTACACCACCTTTTGTAATACGATTTAAGTATGTTAAATCAAATTGATATTTTTTTTCTTTAGTATGATAAAAGTCAAATCGTCTTTCAGCATCTTCAATATAATCGTGACCAATATGATTATCAAAAGAAACGGCCAATGCGTCTGCAAGAATTCCAGGTATTGCCTCTGGTGTAAGTTTAGGATCTTTCTTATCTAGTATTTTAATACCAGTTAATACTGCGTTATGTACTGCACGGTCTTTACAAAACTTTTCTGTAGTGTCTAGTAACCATTGTAAGTCTGCACTTTCATTTAATATTGTATCTAGTAAATCTTTTACTGCTTTAAATTCATCTTCGTTTATGTCTTTTCTTTGACCTAATTCTATAACTAAAGCTTCTTTTGTAGGTATATTTTTGTACTTATTTACAAAAGTATCTATTTCTCTAAACAATATTCTTTCAGAACGATTTGTAAAATAATCTTCTTTACAGAAAGGTAAAGCCTTTCTAGTAAATGCATCGTTGAATATGAAATTACGTAGTACTGTAATCTCTATTCGTTCATTATTTAAATTCAATTTTTCCATCTGTCAATTGTTTCTCCAATAGTTCTATTAGTATATCACCAATATAATCTATAAATTCCTGATTGTCAATATCTACTTTGTTTGGATTTTTAAAGATATCATATTTAAATCTCATAGGTAATTTGCCATCAGCATTTTCTTCTTTAGCAAATCCTACGTCATCATATCTGTATATGACACCGTCATACTTTTTATCTGTAAGTTTAATACAGGTAAAATCGTCTCCGTCTTTTTGAACAAAAGTATATCTATTCGCTTCCGTAAAGGAACTTTTTCTTTGTTGCTTCATCTATCTGTTTCAATATTTCCTTTGTAAAATACTTTTCAGGTTCATCATTAATAGATTTACCAAACACTTTAGTGCCATCAGGTAACTCGTATCTTGTGGATACTTTTTTGAAAATGCCTTCTTCTTCTGCAATTTCTAACAAACCATAATGGCGATCTAAACCATCTTTGTATGTTAGTCTTACATCT